CTATATATTGCATGAATTATATTGAATTTCTTTGAGCATGAAATTTTTTCTTATATTCATATATTTATCTTCATCAGAAATAATAGATGATATTTTATAATTAATTATTTCTTCAGTTACATTAAAATACTCTGCCATTTCATATTTAGATACTATGCAGCTGTTAAGAGCTTGTACAAATTCTTTATCTGTGATTAAAAAATTTGATGCCCATGTCTTAGCTTTAAATTCATTTTTATCTTTGAGGATTTTATCTGAGTATTTTTTTGATTTGAGCATTAAATTAGAATCCGTAGTAAAATGATGTCCTAGTTCTTCACCTAATGTCGATAGATACTTTTTACTATCATTGATTATTGATGAGCTTATACCTATAGTGGGAGGACAATTCGGAATTTTAAAATATATGCCATCTGATAAAATTTTAATTGAATCAAATTCTTCAAGGATAATTCCTTCAAAAGAAATTAAGTTTAATATTTTGAAAAATATGTTCATTAGTATATCACCACCATGTAATTTATGGTATTATTATAATATAATACGAACATATGTTCAAGGTGGTGTGAAAAATAAAAGATATTAGTAAATATTTTTATTGTATAAACATAGTAGGACTTAAATGAATATTCATGGAAAATATTCCAATTGCATGATATACTTATCACTAAAGAGGTGAACTTTATGGATGCAATAATAGTAGCTATTATATTTTCTGTTCCTGGCATAATCGTAACCAAAATAGATAAACGTCTTAATCCAAAATCATTTGAAGATACATCTGAATATGAAAAAACAATTATGGCTATTCCGATAAGTGCAATTATTTTAATAATGAATGTATTATTAATGAATTTAATATCTAAGGAGAAGATTTATTCAATTAACACACTTTTAAAGATGATGAATAATTTTTCATTTTTAGCAGGTTATATGTTTCTTACAACATTTACATGTTTAGCTGTATTTTTTATTAAAATAAAATTAGTAGAACCATTACTTTTGAAAATAATAAATAGATTTAAGGAAAAATACAATATGCCAACAGAAAGTAAATATCCTAGTGAATGGGAAAAAATTTTTGAAAATGATGATGAACCAGTAAATGATATGTTTATTTCAATTGAAAAGGATGGTAAAACTATTACTCAAGGACTTTTGGCAGGATATTCACCACCAAATCAAAAAAATAGAGATATTTCATTAATTGGAACAAAAGAATTTAAAGAATATTTATCGAATGATTATAGACTAGATGATGATAAGAAGTTAGTTGATATAATAAAAAGAGAATATTATGATTTTAATACTGGTATATTAATAAAGATATATGATAATAATAAATTATTATCATATTTTAAAAGTCAAGAGGATAATTAAATTATCCTCTTGACTTTTACTTTCTCGGTGGCTTTATACTTGTAAGTGAACTGCCAGAGCTTGTACCTGGTTGTCTACTGCCTGGAGTATTGCGAATTTCAGGTCTACTATAAGTTGTAGGTATACCTTGTGATTTAGAACCCTGATTTTTAGACATATGTATATCTCCTTTCAAAATATAAATATTTGTTCTATAATTTATATTTATATTTTATTTACTTGCAGCTGCATTTAAAGCTTTTATTATTGAATCTTGAGTAAAGCTCATTGCCCATTTAGCACCTGAATCGTAAATTGCTAATGGTGAAGTGTAAGAACTATCGATTTTTACAGCAACTAGTTTTACATTCTCATCTTTAGCCTTATTTATTTCCCAATTCATCCAATTTATATCTCCAATTTCTGAAGAACGTGGATGCTTTTCATTTGCATGTTTACCTATTATTACCAATAGGTAAGTAGCAGATTTTATTTTTTTAGTTAATACACTTTTAACTACACTATAGTTTTCACTATCTATTTCATTTGGAGTTCTATCATTAAGAGAAAACTCAAAATTTTCATTGGCATCCCAGGCCTTTAAAAGATTTCTATAACGGTTGTCATGATCATAGTCAAAGCTAATACAAACTTTTTTCTTAGCCATTAAAATTCCTCCTTAAATATAATAGTTAACTTTATATTTTTAATCTTCTTTATATAAATGTAATAGAACAAATATTTTCTTGAATTTATTATTTATATTCTTAATCCACTCTTTATCTCTATAAATAAATAGTAAATACAATACAGTGGTTAAAATGGTAGAAAGTGATATTATTAAATTTATAAATGATATAATTATTGAATGTTCTAATAATATACAAGTGAAATTTTTCCCTGATGAAATATTGATTGAGCTTATTAAAAGTATAAATATGTAATATGATTTTACAAACATTAATATAACCAACGCTAATGGTAGGAAAAACATATAAATTCTATGAAGAAATGCAGAGAATAATGGATAATCTTCTAAATAAGAATAGCCTTCTCTTGATATTAAATTTTGACCACATATATGATTAAGGTCGGATTCAATTTTATGAATATAACTATATTGTTTTTCAATATTCATGCACATTTGAAAATATTTTATTGTGCAAGTAAATATACAAAATAGAATTATTGTTGTTATAAGAACGTAGTTTATATTTAATGATATCCCTAAATACTTTTTGCATAAATCATTAAATACAGAACTTGAATCTATTTGTTTAAATTCTGTAAGAGAATATAGTATTAATACTAAAAATAAATATCTTGTAATTTTATCTCTTTTATCTATATCTTTTTTTATATAAGTAATTGTATCTTTATAATGATCGTATAAGGTTGAAAATGTATCTTTTGGTTCTAACAAACAATATTCCCCCTCTATATAATTAAAATGGGTGTTATAGGTAAATAACAATTTCTTAAAAATTGTCTATCTTAATAATAAATAATTTTTTCTGAAATTGTTTCTTACTTTAAAGTATCTAAAGTGTACTTTTATACATGTTACAATAAATTATTGCAGTACATAGTTAAAAATATAGGTGTTCGTGATGAACACCTTATTTCTAATTCATCATATTTATTTAAAATCTTTATCAGTAATTATATAGAAGTAATTTATAGTGTCATTACCATCATTTTTTGCTTGATTGTTAAAGACGGATATTTCATATACATCACATATATTACTCCACGTATTTACATAAAGATTATCTGCTGAAGGTACATGTTTGACTTCATCTTCATTTATTCCAAGTGATTTTAATGTTTTTACTTGTTTTTTAGAATCATTGAAGAATGAAATACTAGAATCAGGAGTAACTGTTATTCTAGCAGCGACATCATTTTTAAATGCTACTTCAACAACTCCATTCATATAATAATTTGTTATATAGTTAGAAGATTCTTCTGTTTTTTCAGGAACTCCCAATAGATTATTTACTTCTGAAACACTTTTCTTAGAAATATCTTTTAAAGAAATAATTTCTTTAAACTCAGAATTTTCTTCTGGTTCAATGTTTGTAGTATCTTCTAGATTTTGTGATTCAGTAGTTTGAGTATTTTTATTTTCATTATTAGATCCACAAGATATTAATGTAAAACTTAATAGTGAAATTAGTATTATTGAAGTTATTTTAGAATTTTTCATTTATAAAGCCTCTCTTTCGTGAATTTTGGATGTGCTAATTAGCACAATTTGTAATTTAATATATCTATTAATAACATTTAGAACACGGAGTATATCCCCTTGATTTTGCTTCATCTGCTGTTAATGAAATTGTACCATTCATTTTACTGCAGTTAGGATTACTATGATATTTTTTACCTTTACCACTACTAGCAATATAAACAGTATTTCCAATAGAATTTGAAGCTTGACTTGAATTATTATAAGTAGTATTTGAATTTGATTGTGTATTATTTTGACTAGCTTGTACAACTTCCTTTGTAGCAATTCCAGATGAATTGATGGTATAGCCATCTTTAGTTATATTTTTGGCCATAGTTCCATTATCATTTAGGTAATACCAATTGCCATTATCTTGAACCCAACCTTTTTGCATTGATCCATCAGAAGAACAATAGTAATATTCATTGTTATCCTGAATCCACCCTGTTTTCATTACGCCATTATTATCACAGTAATAATATTTGTTATTATCTTCAATCCACCCAGCTTTTGGATTTCCATCATTATCATAGTAATAAGTTATGTTATTTATATTTTGCCAGCCGGTAAGTTTTGGTTCTTCAGATATTATAGATTCATCAATAGGATCATTTTCTTTGTTATTTTGAGATAAGGTTTGTTCTTGTGTAACAACAGTATCATTATTTGATGTAGTTACAGGATGTGTTGTTGATTGGCCAGTATACGCTGCAATTGCAACTATTCCGAAAAATAGTGATAATACAACTTTAGGAACCTTTTTATATTCGCTATAAAGCCACATTAATACAATTCCTACTGGGGGTATGAATAATAGCATAAGCCACATAAACCATTTTTGCTTATAGAATGGTGGCTTATTATTGTTGTTATTTGGTATGTAGCTATTATTTGAAGTTGGATATGAAGGTTCACTTTTTTTCTTGTTATTACCATGAACATCAACATAGCTAATTCCAGTACCAGGAACGCTGAGAGTAGTTTGTCTTTTTCCATCAGCTCTTTTTGTATAACGTAGTCCTTTTGTTCCTACACTCCAACCAATTCCAGATTTCGAAACATTAATTCTAAAAGGCCCAAAGTTTTTTGATTTTCTAAATCTAAATCCCATATAAGTCTCCTTGTTTATGTATTATATTATTATAAAAATTATAAATTAATGAAATTTATTACAGTATATATTTAAAAATATAGGTGTTCGTGAGGAACACCTTATTTTTTATATTTTTGTTTAACAAATTCAATAAAGTTATTAATTTCTTTTCTAGCTTCTTCAGGAAGGTCATCATAATCAGTATCGCTATGAAGAGCAATAGTTATATTGGAATCATCAGTATGATTTTTTATATCTGAGATACCCAATAAATAATCTGAAGACACATTAAAAAAATTTGCTATTTTTAATAAGGTTTCTTGATCGGGTTCTCTGGAACCTTGTTCATAGTTGCCTATTTGACCACGTGAGAAACCAAGTAGTTGTGCTAAATCATATTGCGTAAGACCCTTTTCTTTTCTTAGATTTACTAATCTTTCTTTGAATTTTAAAGATTTTATCATACTTCATCACCTACATTAATTATAGAAACTTTTTGTTTCATTTTCTACATTTGAAACAGAAAGTTTCTGAAAAGTATTGACAGAAACATTTTGTTTCAATATAATAAAAATATAGAGAAACAAAACGTTTCTTAGGAAAGGATTTGATAATTTGAGAAATAAATTAATAGCATTAAGAGGAGATAGAAAAAGAAAAGAAATTGCCAATACTTTATCAATAACACCTCAGATGTTAGGTGCTATTGAGAGGGGAAATAGGAATCCATCTCTAGAACTAGCTATTAGTCTAGCTAAGCTTTACAATATTACGTTAGATGATCTTATTTTTTTACTAAATATAGACACATAATGTTTCTTAATGCTTATATAAAAAATTTTAATATATTTAATAATTAGTATAAATGGATTAATAGTACTTAATTAGTATAAATATACTGATAGATTGTACATTAAATATAAAAAAATATGGAAATTGAGGTTAGAGGAATGCAAGAAAAAAAAGAAACTACTCTTGAAGTAGCAGTTCAAGAGCAGTTAATTAAAAAAGTTGTTAAAAACGAACTAAAATTATTCAAAAAATTCGAATTGATATTATTAATTTTAATTTCAATATCAGTAGTAGTAACCATATACAATCAATATAATCATGCTCAAGTGATTTTGAAAGAAAAATTACTTATTGAGCAATTAGAAATTAGAACTCAAGAGTTTAAATAATTAATTGGAACTATCATTGATTTGAGAAATTGATGTATTAATGTCATTAAGTAATTTAATAATTTGTTCTTCTGAATCATTAGGTTTGAATGAATCTTTAATTTGCAGTAGTAGTGCTAACAGTGCAATTATAAAACTTAATATAGGAATCCAATCAGTTTTATTTGTACTTTCTAACTGAGTTTCCATATATGTAGGAATATCAGCAAAAGTTTGTTCGATTTCAGAAATTGTATCAGTATCTATTGTTAAATTAGATTCAGTATTAATTTCAAATGGATGTTCTACGATATATTCAGAAAAATCATTTATTGAATTTTTTAAACTTATACTTTCAAAGTTAACAGATGAATTTTTCAAAGAATTTAGAGAACTAAGAGCATTTTGTATTTGATCAGAGTAATTTAGATTGATGCTATTAAATAATTCAAGTTGTTTAGTAAAAATATCATAATTAAATTTTGTAATATTTTTGTTGATGATTTCCAATGCAGGTTGAAGAGTAGCATTAACCATTTCTTGAATATTTATATATGGTTGAATATTTGCAATTAAGTTTTGATTAATGTTGACTATAGGTTGAATAGATTCAAATATTTTAGATTGATTAGCCAAAAGTTTTCTTTGGAATTCAAATGAATCATAAATATTAGACATAAAATCATCCTCCTTTCAGGATTATTTTATCATTTAGCATAGTAAAAAAGCAAAAGGAGAAGAAAAATGAGTGAACAGAAAAATATATATCAGATAGTACGAGAAAGTTCAGGACTTACTCAAGAAAAGGCATCAGAACTGATTGACATATCAGTTGATGCTTTAAGATCTTATGAATATGACAGAAGAGTTCCATCAGACAAAGTAGTGATAAAGATGATAGAAATTTATGATGCTCAATTTTTAGCTTATCAACATCTTAAAACTAAATCTAAATTAGGTGATAGATTATTACCTAATTTGAAGATTAAAAACTTTTCAGAAGCTGTATTAACATTAGATACAGAAATATCAGACTATGATGGGTTTTGTAAAAAATTATTTAAAATCGCATCTGATAATAAAGTTAATGATGATGAGGTTGAAGAATTTGAAAAGATCATGAAAGAACTTGATGAAGTTGTTGAAGCAATAATGACTTTGAAATTTTCTAAGAAATAGGAGGGAATATGCATGGCAACAAAAAAGACGTACTTAAAGGTTGAGGATATTATGAAACTCACAGGGGTAAGCCAATCAAAAGCTTATAAAATAATTCAATTGCTCAATAAGGAACTTAAAGATAAAGGTTACATAACAATAGCCGGTCAGGTGCCAACAAAGTTCTTTAGTGAAAAATATTATTACTAGGAGGTATGCAATGGTATTAAATAATGCTTGTATGCGAAAGAAGGTGAGTATATGGGATTTGTAATATCATGCAAGGCAAAAGATTTGAAGAAAGAATTTGCGAAGATAATTCTAGCAAATAAAAAGAACCTTTTAGTAAAGGTTCAATAAACGTAAAACTCTAATTTAAAGATACGGATTGCCGTCCGTATCTCCATTATAAGACATATTAAAGGAGATGTAAAGAATGAAAATAATAAGTTTTTTAAATATAAAAGGTGGAGTTGCTAAGACAACTAGCTGTGTTAATGTTGCTGCACAATTAGGGAGAGAAGGTAAAAAAGTATTAATTATAGATATGGACCCGCAGAGTAATGCAACAAAGTATCTCCACATGTATAATCCTAATTTAAAAGGAACATATGAAATTCTTAATGGTGAAGATGTTGCTGTACAAGGAACTGTGTTTGATAATGTATGGCTTATACCTGCCAATATCAGTTTGATAATGAGTGAATCTGAAATAATTTCAGATATGAAAAGAGCAAGGGAAACACGCATAAAGAAATGGCTTCAAAGTAAAAATACTAACACTTTTGATTATGTTTTAATAGACTGCCCACCAAGTTTGGGAATGTTATCTATAAATGCATTAGTTGCAAGTGATTACGTTATTGTGCCACTTAAAATAGACAAGTTTTCCTTAGATGGATTTGAGTATCTTATGAGCAGCATACAAGAAGTTAAGGAAGAATTCAATTCAAATCTGAATGTTTTAGGGATTTTAATAACAATGGATAAAGCTACAAGGATTAATAAAGAAATCAAAGGAGAGCTTAAAGAAGAGCTGGGAGACTTAATGTTTAAACAGACAATTAGAGATAACGTAGATGTTATTAAAAGCACATTTGAATCTAAGCCAGTTATTTACATGAATAAAAATGCTAATGCATCTAAGGACTATATAAAATTTGTGGAGGAAATGCAATGTCGTCTTATTTAAAGGGTATAGCAAACAGAGTTAATAATATCAATAACACAAATGATGAATTTTTACAGGAGCTAGATATTGATCTTCTAGTTCCTTCTGAAAATAACTTTTATGGAATAAGAGAAATAGAAGAACTTGCAGACTCTATTAAAGAATTTGGACTTATGCATAACTTAGTTGTTAGAAAAAAAGATAATGAAACTTATGAAATTATTTCAGGGGAAAGAAGATATAGGGCACTTAAAAGTCTAGAATATAAAAAAATACCTTGTCAAGTTAGAAAAATTACTGATTTGGATGCAGAAATAATGCTCATACAGGCAAATGTTGAACAAAGAGAATTATTACCTAGTGAAAAGATGGAAGGTATTAAAAGGCTTAAAGATATTTATAAGCAAAAGAAAGCTAATGGTGAAGAATTACCAAAGGGTAAGATTAGGGACTTAATAGGACAGGATATGAAGCTTTCAGGAACACAAGTTGGAAGATATCAAAAGATAGATAAGGGCTTAATCAAACCTCTTAAAGAAAAGCTTGATAAAGAAGAATTGACAATTACTCAAGCTCATACATTAAGTAGTTTATCAGTTGAAGAACAAAATATTATTCATGATGAAATTAAAGACCTAGATCATAAAGAATCTAAAGAAGAAATAGAAACATTAATCAATGGAATTAAGCAGCCAGTTATAAATAAAAATGATAAAAAGCTGCTTAAAGAAATGTATCCTGAAAATAAAGAAACAGATAAAAATGAAACTATAGGAAGTGAAGATAAGTTATTAGATGATATAAAGAAAGCATTAGATAAATTTGCTTTAAATCCTAAATTTATTATATCTAATGATTATATTAAAGGTACTTTTTATACATCAGAAGTTAAGATAATAGATTCGAAATTATCCATTAAATTATCTGGTATCTGTAGAGTCGGTTTTATGAATATTATTCCTAAAATTTTTGAACAAGTAGATGAAATTGAGATTGAAGATGGCAAGAAAATAATGCCAAAACATGGATATAAGATTACAGATGATGTTTATATTTCGTTTAATAATAAAATTTAAGTGGGTAGGTGTTACAAATGGAAAAGAAGGCGAACCAGGAAAGAATGTTTCAAGGTGTTTGGATTCCTAAGGAAATTTGGCTGAATGAAAAATTGACTCTGCAAGAAAAGGTTCTGCTAGTGGAAATTAAAAGTTTGGATAATGCAAATGGATGTTTTGCGAAGAATAAGCACTTTATGGAATTTTTAGGTGTTGGAGAAAGAAGAATTCAGCTTATAATTAAGAATTTAATAGCAAATGGATACATTACATCTAGCTTTAAATATAAAGAAGGTACAAAGGAAATAGAGCAGAGAATTTTAAGAGTCAATAATGAAAAATTCTTTGGAATAAACCAATGGGATAATACATCTAATGAGGTAGTGAAAGAAAATACACCACCTAGCGAACAAAATTGCACCACCCCTGGTGAACAAAACTTCGTACCCCCTGGTGAAGAAAAGTTCGCAGTAAGTAATACAAGTATTATTAATACTTGTATTAATAATACTAAACTTAACAATACAATACTTAATAATACACTAGATACTATATCTAAAGATATAGTTAGTAGCACTAAAATGCAACAAATAGTAATAGATGAATGGAACTCTTTGGGATTACAAAAAGTTGTAGCAATAAATCATGGAACGAATAGATACAAGCTATTTAATGCAAGAGTTAAACAATATGGTCAAGATAATATATTAAAAGCCATAGCAAACATTGCAAAGAGCCAATTCCTAAAAGGTCAAAATAAGCGAGGTTGGGTGATAACTTTTGATTGGTTTATAGCACCTAATAATTTCTTAAAAGTGCTAGAAGGAAATTACAATCAAGAAAATGTTGTCAGAGATAATGTTGCTAACGTGAAGAATTATAATAACTCAGTTAAAAATCAAAGTTCAAATATGAATAAGAAAAATGCAATTGGATTTAATAACTTTGAGCCAAGGCAATATGATTATGACTCTTTAGAAAAACAGTTGTTGGGGTGGGAAGATTAGTAGGAGGATGAAGAAAATATGAAAAATACAGAAAAGCAGGCAACTAACATAGTTAATATATATTTTAATAAACCTGATAAAACACTGGAAGAAGTTTTTCAAGAATATGCTGAAGAGCTTGATGAATCAGAAAGAGAAAAATTCTTTAAAACGCTTAAAGAAATAATTAATTAGGGAGTGATAGTTTATGGCAAACAACAGATTACCAAGAGTAGGAGATAAGGTAAAAATAGTTAATTGTAAAGCTGCTGTAAAGAATAAAGATAGAGTATTTACAGTTAAAGCGAGTCCTTATGTAGTAGATAGAAAGCGTGTAGTAGTTTTAAAAGAAATACGAGGATATTTTGAAGCAAAACATTTAGAAATACTTAAATAGTTAATCTTGCAGGGCTAATAGTTAGGGATTACAAGCTAATGTTAAAACTGCAGTTAAATAAATAATAGTCAAAGGGGGAGAAATCCCCTAATTATTGGAGGGATATTAATGAATGAAAAGTTTATTTTAAATAGATTTAAAAAAATTAGCAATGAAAAGAAACAAGAGATTGCATTAAAAGCAGCATTAAATGGTGTAAGCATAAAAGATGATGTTATACCAATAATAGCAGGAGTGGCAGCAGTGTCAGTTGAAGCAGCAAAACTGTTTATTGACAATATTGAATATTTAAATTAATTGGAGGAGAGAAGTAAGTGGGATTAGAAGATATGAGAGAAAAGTTATATAGATACATATCAGTGTTTGGAATTGCTGATGAAAGGACAATTGAAGTAAGTCAGGAGTTAGATTTATTGATTTATGAGAATGTAATAGCAGATAAGTAAAAGGGTGTTTGTGAAGAACACTTTTGAGAAATGCACAAATGTCAGAAAGGGTGTAGGAAATGAATATTGAAAGAGAATATTGTTGTCCAAGATGTGGATTAATATTTTTTGCAGAAACAACAATAGCAAATGGGACTGTATGTCCAGAATGTGAAAACAGCAATAGAACAGATGGCTTATATGCTTGTGATTCATTTGGATATGCTTATGCTTATAAGAATATAGTGAATTATTTAAGAGAACGAGGTAAGAAAGTACATTATGCAAAAAATCACCCATTATATAAAAATGAGGAGGAGCAGTAATGAGTAAGAGTTTGAGATTTTGTTTTAAAGTTAGTGAAAAGTTAGGACTAGCATTTGATGAAAACGGAAATAACTGTGAAGCTTATATATGTGTTAAAGCTAATGATGTTAAATCATATAAAGTACCTGGAGCAGATTATAAAGATATGCATGATGGATTTAGAAAAATTACAGCATATCAGATGCAATGTGATCCTGAAATGTTAACTCCAATTACTCTTAATGAGTATTTAGATAATACAGAAGAAGATGAATAGTCAGGATTCACAACAGATAAGCTTTTTTATAGAAGAAAAGAAGGAAGATGAACGAAAGATAATTCCACCATATGATGCAACTATATGTGGTAAATGTTTATGCAGTAAATGTATGAAAAATTGTGAACTTCATGTTTCTCATACAACTGTAGAAGAAGCAAGAACATTGGAAGAGCCATGTTGGAATTGTGATGAATGTTATTTTTATGGAATGGATGATCCTAAGTTAAGTCAGAATATAGTTAGATTTGAATGTGATGATTTCAAAATGAGTAAATACTATGTTGATTTATATGCTAGAAAGCAGAGAAAAAAATTAATGATAGTGAGGTAGAGCAGTAATGAAGTTTTATGAATTTAATAATGAGGATTATGCTTATTATGCATTAATAGGTGCAGGCACTGAAGAAGAAGCAAAGGAGTTTTATGAGGATAATGTTGCTTATATAGAAGGAAGTGAAAAAGATAAGAATCCAAGAGAATTAGAAAGAGAAGAAGCTTATAACAATATAAATAGATATTATAAAATTCCTGAATCTATGCATGAATATAATAGGGATCGCTTTAACAAATCAATAGATAGTGAAGAAACAACATTATTTGCTTTAGATAGATATTTGATGTGATTCGGAATATGCAGATTGGAGACGTTGTTATGAAAGTTAAAGAATTAATTGAAGAATTAAAAAAATATGATGAAGATTTAGAAGTTAAAGTTTTTAAAAAACCTATCAGGACCAAAAGAGTAGTAACTTATCCAGTAAAACATGTTGGAAAAAATACAAAATTAGAAACTGGTGAGACAGTAGCTGTGAATATTGCTTATTAATAATACAGAATATGCAGATTGAGGTGAGAGTATGGGATATATAAGTAAAAATTCGAATATAGGTTTTAGAAAACATTGTTATACATGTGTAAATCATAAGATTAAATCAGGAGAAGAGCCATGTTGTAGTTGTATAAAAATTAAGTATAATGATGAATTTAAAAATTATAAGAGTAGGTATGCATTTTATATGGCTAGAGTTCAATTTAAATATACTAATGAGAGTATAACATTTGAAAATAGAAGTTTGGATGAATTAAAGAAAAATGTAAATATGACATTAGTTATGAAGTATCCAAACGATGAAGTTGATGTATGTTATTACGGTTTAGAAGAACTTTAATGGTTCAGAATATGTAGATAATGCGAAGTAACTAAGAAAAGTGATCTTTGAAAATTGAATAGTGTTATATTTTACCTATTATGTTACAATTATAGAAAATATATTAATGGGAGAATGTGTATGTTGTTTGTTATATGTGGTATTATTATACCAATATTATTTACTATCTATAATATTATTTATTATTTAAAAAGAAAAGTAATTTACACAATAAAGGATAAGAATTTTATTATAATTGATGATAGATTTTTTAAAATACAGCTAAGTTTAAGCTTAGTTAATGCAATACTTGTATCAATAGTAGTTTATGCCGGGGATAAGTATAATTTAAAGTTTGGTTTATTATTTTTTATGTTAATTTACTGGGGAATTAATTATTCAATAAAATATATTGGAATATTAAAAAAATATGCTGAAATAAGAAACAATATATAATATAAAAATATCACACTATTCATTTTCTAATTTGAGTAGTGTGATATTTTTTATTACACAATACTTTTATTTAAACAAGTTGCAGATTTTGCGTAGAAAGGATGTAAGAACATGGCAAGAGGAAATAGTAAATTATACAAAATAAAAGAGGAACATATAAAAGTTATTCCTAAGATAAGCAATTGTTATGTTGAGCAGGCATTTTTTGAAGGGTACATGTTTGTTAAAGAAGAAAATGTAAAAGATAAAATTAATATTATAACTACAACATGTAGTCAAAAATCTTTTCAAATTGACTTAGTTAATGCAGATGTAGTAACTAAGCAAGGGGTTGTAAATTACAGATTTTAGTTCGCAATACTTTTATTGTGCGAAGGAGGATAAATATGAAATTGGATTTACCAATAATTAAATTTAGAGGTTGGGATAATGCAAGTAATCAAATGTTACCTGTAGAAAAAATTGATTTTAGAGAAAATTGTATTAGCTTAAATGAAGGTGACAATTCATTAAGTGATACTTTTGAAATGATTGATTTGATGCAATATACGGGGTTGAAAGATGTAAATGGAAAAGAAATTTATGTTGGAGACATTGTAAAATGTACTGAAATAAGAGGAGAAGAATTAAAAGAATATGTTTCTGCTATTGAATATGATGATTGCGATTTGATAGTCCATGAAAGTGAAATGTGTGATACTTGTTTAAGTTTATTTGCTCCAGGAATAGAGAAACTTCCACTTACTGAAATAGAAGTTGTAGGAAATATTTATGAAAGCTCAGAGCTATTAGAACAAATTTAATTCATAATAATTTAAAATTGGTGGGAAGGAATATGTAATGGATATTGAAATAAATAAGACTAAAGAATATACCTTTGATAAAGTATATAGTGATTTACTAACTGGTAGAACGATTATAACAAGTAAAAATAGTGGATATAGTTATAGATCAGAACATAAAGAAGAAGAAATTAAATTAAAATTCTTCAATCCAGTAATATCAATATGGCAGCCAAGTAATTATTTTTCAAGTGAAGAAATTTTGGACAAGTGGTATGCTACACAAGCTTAACTTAATAAAAAAGGTGTTCGTGATGAACACCTCATACATAAATTAGAGAATCAGATTTGGAAGGTTAGTTCTCTAATTATCTATCTATATTATAACATATTGAAGGATAGGTGATAAACATGGCAGAAATGAAAAATATATTTAATCTTTATAGAGAAAATAAATGCAAAATTGAAAATTTAAAGATTGAAATTGAAAATTTAAGATTAAATGGAGTAAAGGAAAATGATGTTTCAATACAAATGTTAATTTTAAATATAAATAAACTAGAAAATGAAAATAAGAGAATTGACAATAAGCTTAAGCTATTACCTGAAAATGAATATAAAGTTGTGAAATTAGTTTTTATAGATGGAATTGATAAAAAAAGAGTTTCTAAAACAATAGATAGAAGTATAAGACAAGTTGATAGAATTTTAAATAAAGCTGCTAAAAAAATAATAATATGAGGGTGCAAAAAATGAACTCTTTATTTTTTATATGTCTTAAAAGTGTCTTAATAATGTCCTAAAAATGTCTCACAAATGTCTTGAAATTTGTGATAATATAAAACCAACAAGAAAATGTCCCATTTTATGGTATGGAATAACTATATTCTTTTTTAGTATTGGAGGTGTATCTTATGTTGGATAATCAAATGGTAAAAGAACTATATCTCAAAGGGGAAAATTATATTAGAATTGCAAGCATCTTAAATGCTAAACCAGATACAATAAGAAAACATATCTATAGAAATTTAAGAGAATTTAGAAATTCACATGAAGCAGAAAAAATAAGAAGAAAAGAAATCGATAGAATAACAAGATATGAATCTAAAAGCTGTATGAGTGATAATGTTTTTATTAATAAGAATAGATCTGTTTATAAAACTGATGCAGAGGGGAATATTGTTATTAACAAAGATGTTGCACCGGTGATTTCGTTTGATACTCCTAGAAGGTTAGTTAATGAACATAGCAAAAAGTTAATTAATAAGAGAATAATGAAAAGTAATTATAAGAGAGATGAGCTGTTTGGATAACAGCTCTTATTTTTTGAAAGAAGGTGGGAACATGAAAGAAATATATACTACTTATTTTTGTATTAAGTGTAAAAAGACAACGATTTTGTTGACAGATGAAGTTGATGATACAGTAAGAAATGGGAACTATTTATCATGTTCTCATTGTGGATATAAAAGAATTCATATTGAAGATAAGCTTAATGATTTAAGGCAATGTATGAATCATGAATCTTATAAAAAAGTTAACGGAAAGATAAGGCAGGTGAGACGATGAATACCGTTGAACCTATAAGAAAAATGGAAGATATTTATGATATTGCTGATTATTTAAAGATACATAGTGAAAGAAACTATGTTCTATTTATGTTTGGAATTTATACTGGTCTGAGGATTTCCGATATATTAAAATTCAGAATAAGGGATCTTAGAGATAGTAGCGGAAAAACTAAAGAATATTTTTATATACGTGAAGAAAAAACTGGAAAAGAAAAGCGAATGAAAATACCTAAAGATTTAAAATATATTCTTGAAAGTTTTATGAAAGATAAGCTTGATTATGAATATATTTTTTTAAGCAAAAAAGGGAAAAATAGACCAATATCAAGACAACAAGCATATAGAATATTAACTGATGCAGCTGAGAAGTTTGGACTTGAATCTATTGGATGCCATACTCTTAGAAAAACGTTTGGGTATCAATTATATCAAAGAACTCATGATGGAATAACGATAAAAGAGATATTAAACCATTCGGATTTATCGACAACACTTAGATATATAGGAGTTAACCAAGATAGGAAAGACAAGATAGTAGAAGAAGTAAGCTATCTTAGACGATAAAAGCGGAAGCGCTTTTTTATTTGTCTATAAATGTTACATAAAAAAGGCATGTAAAATTAAAGTGGAAGATTTTTAGTATATATATTGGAAATTATTTTTTTGAAAGTATGTTACAGAATTATAAGATATGTAACATTAATTAACTATAGAAGTAGGAATATAGTTAATTGTGTTGAATAATATTATTATGGGAAAGAGGTGAAAAAATGGTGGATCAGGATTTGAAAGACTATTTGTTTTTTAAAGATAAGTATAGAAATGATAGTAAAGAAAAAAGAATAAGAATATATAATTTATTAAAACTTGCTACTGAAGACATAGAAAATAATAGGACTATAATAGTAGAGGACAAGAGTTTTAGTATTGTTAGTATGATATTAGGAACTATAACAATACTTTTTGCAATAGATAAGTTTGTAAATGTAGGTCAATGGTATAGTTTTTGTATTATGCTTATTGTCATATTTATGTGTATTGTAGGACTATATTATTTACATAATAACAAAATTGCCATAAAGGATAGTAAAAAAAAGTTTAAAGATGAGCGAAGTGAAATTCATATGAATAAGTTAGAATTGCAAGCGCTAAAAGAGTTATTATCTGAAGAAAACAATTTTAATATTTAGGAACAAAGAACTAAAAGATTAGTTATCTTTTAGTTCTTTGTTGTTTATTTTTATATAATAGTATAGGTTCTTTCAGAGAATAAAATGCCCCGAGGGTCTAGCGATGCCCAAAACTTTTCTAGTTACAAAAAAATTTTTAAAGGTGTTTCCGTTACCGAATTAAGAGAGGAGGATGTATTTTGAGCAATGATGTTAAGAAAATAGATAATGTTGAGAAGGTAACAGTATCGAGTACAGTATTATCTAATTTGTTTGGATTGACTACACGAAGAATAAGACAGCTTGAAAATGAAGGTGTTATCCAAAAGATTGCACGTGGTAAATATTCATTACAGGACAATATAAAAAGTTATATAACTTACATAAAAGCATCGGCAGATCTTAAAGAAAATAAAACTGAAGCAGGTAAAATTGATTATGATGAAGAACATGCATTACTGGAAAGAAGAAAAAGAGAGAAGATTGAACTTGAACTTGCAGCAATGCGTGGTACTATGCATTATAGTGAAGATGTTGAAAGAGTGATGAACGATATGCTTTCTAATTTCAAAGCCAAAATACTTGCACTCCCATCAAGAGCAGCACCAAGATTAATAACTCTTAGTACAATAGCTGATATTCAAGAAATTTTGCAGAATGAAGTATTAGATGCGTTAAATGAAATGAGCAAGTATAATCCTAATGATTTCTATAGTAATGAATATGTTGATGTTTTAGATGATGAGGTACAAAATGAGTCGAAAGAAACTACAGATTCATAAAAGAACTATTGATTTATTTAAAAAATTAGCATCTATCCTAGAACCACCACCATTGCTTACAGTTTCAAGCTGGGCAGATAACTATAGAAAGTTGTCACCTGAAAGTTCTGCTGAACCTGGCCAATGGAAAACTTCAAGAGCAGAATACCAAAGGGAAATTATGGATTCATTATCAAACAAAGAAACTGAAACTATTGTTGTCATGAGTAGTGCCCAAGTAGGGAAAACAGAACTTATTAATAATATCATTGGATATTTTATTGATTATGATCCATCACCAATAATGTTACTGATGCCGACATTGGATTTGGCAACATCTTATTCTAGAAAAAGACTTGCGCCAATGATAAGAGATACACCGACATTGAAAGAAAAAGTAAAAGATGCAAAATCAAGAGATTCTGATAATACTCTTTTAGAAAAAGGATTTCCAGGAGGGTATGTTGCTTTGACTGGTGCCAATTCACCAACAGGATTATCTTCAAGACCTATAAGGATTCTATTAGCTGATGAGGTTGATAGATTCCCACAAAGTGCAGGTATTGAAGGTGATCCTTTATCTTTGGCTGAAAAAAGAACAAAAACTTTCTGGAACAAGAAAAAATTCTTTGTATCAACTCCTACAGAAAAAGGTATTTCAAGAATTGAGATGGAGTTTGATGAAAGTACAAAGGAAGAATGGTGCTTACCTTGTCCTATATGTGGTAAATTTCAGCCACTAAGATGGGGAAATATTAAATTTGAAGATGTTACTCATGAATGTGAATTCTGTGGTGAGAGGTTTAATGAATTTGAATGGAAAGCTAATAAAGGAAAATGGATTGCAGAACATCCAGAAAGAATAAAAAAACGGGGATTTCATTTAAATGCATTGGCTTCACCATGGGAAAGATGGGAAGATATTATTGAAGATTTTAAAAATGCTAAGAAGAATGGTGCAGAAACATTGAAAACATGGGTTAACACTTCGCTTGGTGAAGTATGGGAAGATAATGAAGGTGAAGGAGCAGAGAAGGATGAATTAATCAACAGAAGAGAGTTCTATACTGCAGAAGTACCACCACAAGTAATATTATTAACAGCAGGAGTTGATGTTCAGGATGATAGATTAGAAATTGAAGTTGTTGGATGGGGACTGAATAGGGAAACATGGGGGATTGAATATAAAGTTATTTATGGAGATCCAAGCAAAAGTATAGTATGGACTCAATTAGATTTATATTTATCCAAAACATTCTGGTATCCAGAAGGAGAGGGGCTTGTAATTTCAGCTACATGTATAGATTCAGGTGGACATAATACAGAAGAAGTATATAAATTCTGTAAAGTACGTGAACAAAGAAGAATATATGCAATTAAGGGTATGGGTGGCTATGGAATACCATTTATTCATAAAATGTCACGAAATAATCTTATAAAGTGCATGTTATTCATACTTGGAGTTGATAATGGTAAAGAAAATATACTTTCAAGATTGAATATTAAAGAGATTGGCCCTGGATATTGCCATTTTCCAATAGAAGAAGATAAGGGATATGATGAAAAATACTTTAAAGCATTAACATCAGAAAAAAGAGTATTAAAAATAAAGAAAGGAAAGCGTACTTATGAATGGGTAAAGAAATCTAGTGGAATACGAAATGAAGCATTTGACTTAAGAAACTATGCAAATGCAGCATATGAAATATTAAATCCTAATGTTGAAGAGATGGCTAAAAGGAATATGAATGGAAATATTTTTATGCAGATAAATAGGAATAACAGAAAAAAGAAAAATAAAAGTTCAAAAGGTTTATAAGGTGTTCATGAGGAACACCTTCTTTATTAAAAGGAGGAAACGATATGGTATTTAATATAGAGACTTGTAGAGAGCATTTAGATGCATGGCTTAAAGCAGAATTAGCAGTTTGTAATGGTCAAAGTTATTCAATAGCTGGAAGAACACTGACAAGAGCTAATTTATCAAGTATAAAAGCACAAATTGATTATTGGAAAAGTGAATTAGCAAAAGCAAATAACATAGAAAAAAGAAGAGGAAGAAATAGAGTATTTAGAATAGTTCCTAGAGATTTATAGGAGGAATAACATGAATGTTATAGATAGAGCAATAGCATCATTCAACCCTGAAAAAGCCTTAAGAAGAGAATTTGCGAGAAAGAAACTTGATTTTATCAATACTGGATATTCAAACTATGGAGCAAGTAGAAGCAAAAAATCATTACTAGGATGGCTGAGTAGAGGTGGATCACCTAAAGAAGATATTTCAGATAATATTAAAACTCTTAGGCAAAGATCAAGAGATTTATTTATGGGTGCTCCTATTGCAACATCTGCACTTAAAACAACAAGAACAAATGTTATAGGGGCAGGATTAAGGTTAAAATCACAGATTGATGGAGAATTTTTAGGACTTACACCAGAAGAAACAAGAAATCTTGAAACACAAATTGAACGTGAATTTAGCTTATGGGCTGAGAGTAAGAATTGTGATGTAGAAAGAATAAATGATTTTTATGAACTTCAACAGGTGGCGTTTTTAAGCTGGATTATGAATGGTGATGCATTTGTAATGTTACCCACTATAAAAAGAATCAATGAGATATACGATATTAGAATACTATTAATTGAAGCTGACAGAGTTTGTAATAAGAACTATGTTTCTAATTCAGAGACACTTCAAGAGGGTGTTGAAACAAATGAAAATGGTGAAATAACATACTATCATATATGTTCAAGGCATCCATTAGCAACAACATGGGATAAAGCTCCTAAATGGATTAAAGTAAAAGCTTATGGAAGTAAAACTGGAAGACCTAATATATTACATCTCATGGAGAGTGAGAGAATAGGACAAAGAAGGGGAGTTCCAATTCTAGCGCCTGTAATTGAAGCTCTTAAACAATTAAGTAGATATACAGAAGCTGAACTTATGGCAGCAGTTGTTAGTGGAATGTTTACTGTATTCATTGAAAGTAAAAACACTGATGATGGAAATGTATTTGGTTCTAATATAAATTTTGAAGATGAAATTGATTCTGATGATGATACAACTTATGAATTAGGTAATGGAGCTGTTGTTCAGTTAGGTGAGGGAGAAACCGCAAAAGAAATTAACCCTGGTAGACCAAACACTGCTTTTGATGGATTTGTAAATGCAATAACAAGGCAGATAGGAGCAGCGCTTGAAATACCAAAGGAATTACTTACTAAAGAATTTACAGCATCATACTCAGCAAGTCGTGCGGCTCTTCTTGAAGCATGGAAAATGTTTAGAATGAGAAGAACATGGATGGCTAATGATTTTTGTCAACCTATATTTGTTGAATGGATGCATGAAGCAGTAGCAAAAGGAAGGATATATGCTCCAGGATTTTTCAATAATCCATTAATTAGGAAAGCTTACTGTAATGCAGAGTGGTCAGGGCCTAGTGCTGGTCAACTTGATCCTAATAAAGAAGTAGATGCAGCAATTAAAAGAATTGATAATGGTTTTTCTACAGCAGCAAAAGAAACAATGGAACTTACAGGAGGTGATTATTATCAAAATATAAAACAAAGAAAACAAGAAGTTACATTAATAGAGGAGGTTAGAAATATTGTTAGAGAAGCTGAACAATCAAAAATTACTAATAGTTAATGATTCTTCTATTTCAAAAGGAATGTTATCAGTATCAGACAAGAAGTTTTGGGATTTTAATTATGTTGAAGATGAAGAAGTTGAACTCACAATATATGGTGAGATAGTAAGCAGTCTTTCTTGGTGGGATTCATCAGGTCAAGTTGCATCTAATGATTTTATTAAGGAATTAGATTCATATAAGGATAAAGATAATATTACAGTAAGAATTAATAGCAATGGTGGAGATGTATTTGCAGCAACAGCTATTTATACAATACTTAGAGATATGAAAGCTAATATAAAAGTAAAAATAGATGGAATGTGCATGAGCGCTGCAACGATAATTGCAATGGCAGGAGAATCTGAGATATCTCCATGTGCTGTATTTATGACACATCCACCACTAGCTGGTTTATGTGGTTATTTTAATTCATCAGATTTAGATGAATATAAAATAATGCTTGATAAGGTAAAAGATATAATAATGAATGCTTATCAATATAAAACAAGTAAAACAAAAGATGAGCTTGAAACTTTTCTTAATGGTGATAACTGGATGACCGCTGAAGAAGCTGTTGAAAATGGATTTATTGATAAAGTTATGTTTGATGATGATGAATATAATCCAGTTATTGATAAGAATATGTTAATAATTAATAAAGTTGGCACTGATTTAAGTAATATGCCAGATGATTTTAAAGAAAAGATAAAAGATAAAATATCTAAAAATAGTTTAAGGAATAATAGCGGTAATTCAAATTTGAATAACCAAAGCTATTTTTTTAATAAATTAAATAATAAAAGAGGAGATGATGATGTGATTAAAAATGCACATGAATTAAAGGATAAATATCCTGATGTCTATAAAGAAGTAGTAAATGCAGCACAAGTTCAAGAAAGAGAAAGAATTAAGGCTATAGATGGACTTCCAGGAGCAAATGAGATTAAAAATAAAGCCAAATACGAAGAAATTATAGATGCAGGCCAATGTGCAGTGCTTATATTAAATGCTCAAAAACAGCAAGGTCAGGATTATTTAAATAACAGGGATGATGATATTAGAAATTCTGGTGCTGATGATGTAAAACCAACATCAACTCATGAAAGAAATATTGCTAAAGATGGATATGATATTGATGAAACAGAATCTATTTTAGACAGAGCGTTGGGAAAGAGAGGAATTCGATAATGAATGGATTTAATGAAGAGGTATTTATACCAGAAAAAATAAGAAGTGGAGCTAATATTCCTGTAAAGGTATCAGAGGTGGATCTTAAAGCAGCAGAAAGTATAAAAGAAATGCAGCCGGTTTATTATAATTCTACTAGCAAGGAATTTACTATAAAATCAGAAAATGGAGAATTATATGGATTTTCAGCTGTGGCATCAGAAGTTAGTGAGGAAAACATAAGTAAAACTCAGATTCCAGTTTATCTATCAGGAGAATTTTATAAATCATCAGTAAAAGATGTACTTGCAAATGAAGAAGATGTAAATGCATTGGCTATATTAGCAAGAAAATTAGGAATATTTTTAGAATAAAATCAAGAGGAGATGAATGTAAATGCCATTAAATTTATTTGATCCAAGAACAATGCTTTCTGTTATAGAAAGAAATCCCCAAGTAAAAACATTTTTAAAAGATACTTTCTTTGGAAGAGTAGAAACTTCAAATACAGAGTATATTGATGTCGATTTTACAAAAGGAAATAGAGAACTCGCTCCATTTGTACATGACAAAATAGCTCAAACAACAACAGAAAATCAAGGATATGTAACAAAGCAGTTTAAACCAGCACTTGTTACAGCTGACAGAGTAACTACAGCAGGCGATATATTAAAAAGAACTGCTGGAGAACTTCCATATAACTCAATATCTCCAGAAGAACGTGCTGCACAAAAAATAGCAAGAGATTTTTTACAGATAGATGAAATGATAACAAGAAGAGAAGAATGGATGTGTGCTCAGACTTTATTTACAGGTAAAATACCTGTGATTGGTAAAGGTGTAAATTATGAAATAGATTTTAAATTTACAAATAAAGATGTTAAGTCTGGAACTGATTTATGGTCAGATGCAAAAGCAAAACCTATAAGTCAAATTGAAGAAATGGCTAAGCAGGTACAGAAGACAGGTTTTGTAAATCCAGATATATGTATATTAGGACAAAATGCAGCAAGTGAATTTGTAAATAATGCAAGCGTTCAAAAGATACTTGATACAGAACATATGAATCTTGCAACTATAGAACCTAGACAGCTTCCAAATGGAGCAACTTATATTGGTACTATTCCTAAATTAGGATTAAGTATTTATCAATATAATGAATGGTATTTAGATAATTTTACTGATCCAAAAAATCCACAAGTAAAATCATTAATACCAGCTGATTACTGTGGAATTTTTAGCTCACAGATGCAAGGATTTATGGGATATGGTGTAAATGCAATAATTGATAATGCTAGCAAAGAATTTGTAAGCATAGAAGGGACAAGATGCCCTGATTCATGGATTCAAAAGAAACCTGCTGCAAAATACATTCAATTAATGTCTAGACCATTAGCATGTCCTGTTGAAGTAGATGCATGGTTTATATCGAAAGTAGTTTAGCAATATCAGATGAGTGTTAAATGTATCATCAATGTATCTCATAATGGAAAATTGTATAGCATTGGTGATACAATCACTGATATTACTTTAACAGATGCTGAAAAATTGATTGAATGTGGTGCAGTTTTGAAAATAGATAATAAATTTAAGAAAAGTTATGGTGATGTACAGCAGGTACTAAAAAATAAATTCAAAAAAAATAAAAGATTTATGGAGGAACTTCAATATGCTAAGTTTTAAAGAACAGATAAATGAAGATTTAGATGTATTTTTCAATTTAGATGAATTTGGAGATACACATAGTATTGATGGAATGCCTAGGACTGTTGTAATTGATAATGAAACACTTAAGGAAAGAATAAGAAAAGAATATGATGGAATACTTCAGGCAGACCTTCTATATTTCATAAAAGAATCAGATGTATTTAAGAAGCCGAAGAGTGGGGAAATGCAGAATTTTGATGGATGCCTGTATAGCGTATTTGATGTTAAGTATGATTCGGGAGTGTATGAAATTATACTGCAGGGAGCTATGAATTAATGGCTGTAAATATAAAAATAGATGATTCAGAGTTAAGAAAATCATTAAGCAAACTGAGTGAATTTCCTAAGGAAATCCCAAAGGCTACTAATGCAGCTCTGAATAGAACTATTACTTTTGTAAATAAGAATATTAAGAAAGAAGTTTCAGGAGAATATTCAATAAAGTCAGGGGAAGTAGCTCAAACTCTTAAGGTTAAGAAATCTACAACAAACAACTTGTCAGCAACAATAACAAGTATAGGCAGACCAATAACACTTAGTCATTTTCCAGCAAATTTAAAATCAGGGTGGACAAAAGGAAGCAATCTAAAAGTAAAAGTTAAGAAATCAGGGTATAAGAAGATAAATACTCATCCAAGGGCGTTTGTTACTGCTATTGGTGGTAATTTGCACATCGTAAGAAGAGAAACAAGTAAACAGTATCCTATAAAAGTATTAAAAACATTATCTGTTCCTCAAATGGTTTCAAATTCAGAATTAAGTGAAAATATATTAGAACAGGCTAATGAGCAACTTAAAAATAGAATAAATCATGAAATAGAATTTAGATTAAATAAATTAACTAGCAGGAGGTAATATGACAGATATAGAGATTTTAAAAAGTTTGAGTAAGTTTCTTATAAATAATGTTGCAAATAAAATTAAGCTAGAAAAACCACCTGAGAATAATATTGTAGAACAAAGTTATGATTTAGTAAATCCAGCAGTTTATATAGGATGGGTTCCACCTAAGAATTTCTTAGAAAGTTACGGATTTGATATTCCATCAATTGTAGTTATGATAGATGAAGGTGAAGATAATTCTGATGAGGTAACAAGAAGAATTAGAATTACATTTACAACATATGATCCAGGAACAACGGAATTAAATGGGAAACTAAGTCCTAATACTAATGGATATAAAGATTTATTAAATCTTATAGGAATTACAAGAAATGAATTAAATAATAGTCCTATTTCAGAAGAAATAAATTCTGTTGATAAACCTATAAAATGGAAAATATCAGAACAAAATTATCCCTATTGGAGTTCTGAAATGACTTTTAGCATATCAAGAGCTCCAATAGAAATAAATATAAATAATAATTTTTTATAAGGCGGTGTTAAAATGGCATATAAACATGGATTATATGGTTCGTTAGTTGCAAGTGATGAATCAATATCTACAAGTAAAACAGTGCCTATTTATATAGGAACTGCTCCAATACACAGAGTAAAAAAAGAAAATAGAGTTATAAATAAGCCATTACTTATTAGAAACTCTGAACAGGCTCAGACGAAACTAGGTTATAGAGAAACCGATAATTTTGATGAATTTACATTATCAGCAGTAATATTTGCTCATTTTTCAAATAATATTAAACCCATTGGACCAATAGTAGTTATTGTGCTAGACACTATAACTAATGCAGACAATACTACTTCTACATTAGAAATAATAAATGGAGTTGGAACTATTGTAGATAATGTAATAGTAGATTCCATTATTATTACAGATAAAATATTGGGCACAGATTATGAATTAAAATATAATGAATCAGGACAATTAGAAGTATCGGAATTAGAAGATGGTCTTGGGGAATCTATTTCAATATCATATAAGAAGGTTGAGACATCTAAAATAAAACCTGAGAATGTTATTGGATCATATGAAGAAGAAACTGAGACAAGGACAGGAATACAAGCGATACAAGATGTTTATGAAGAATTGAATATAATTCCTGAAATATTAGCAGCACCAGGATATTCACACATAAAGGAAATAGAGCAAGCTTTAGTTAAATCAACATCTAGAATAAGTGATAGATGGGAAGCTATTTGTTATACAGATATTAATTCGAATGAGGCAGATTCCAGGGAAAAAGCACTTAAATGGAAAGATGCTAATAAATATAATTCTACGTGTGAAAAAACATGTTGGCCGAAATTTAAAACTGGCAATAAAGAATTATGGGGATCTATAGTTGCAATAGTACGAAAACTACAAACTGATGCTGAAAATGATGGAATTCCTTATGAAAGTTCATCTAATAAAGCTATAGATATAGATTCTCTTATTGCTAATGGTAAACAAATTAGGTTTGGCCAAGAAAAAGCTAATGAACTTAATGAAAAAGGAATTACAACAGCTATCTATAGTGGTGGGAAATATGTTTTATGGGGGCCACATATGGCTAATTATGATTATGGTTCTACTACTGCTGTTGATGAAATATTTGATGTCAACATAATGATGAATAAATTTTTGCTTAATGACTTTAATTATAGGAATATAGATTTAATAGATAAACCAATGACACGAAATGATGTAGATGCATTAATTGTATCAGAACAGACTATATTAAATTCATATGTTACAGCGGGACAACTTCTTTATGGTGAAATTAGTTTTAACAATAAGAATAATGCAAGATCAGATATGATACAGGGAGACTTCACTTTTGATACATTAGTGACAAATACTCCACCAGCTAAATCAATTACTCAGAGAGTTAAATCTACATCTAAGGGTATTGAAAATTTATATACAGAGGAGGATGAATAAATGAGTACAGCAGCTAAGGAAATTAAAAATAAAACTATTGATTTCTCTGTATATGTAAGAGATAGTGGTTCAGCAGAGAAAATTGGAAACTCAACAGATGTTACTCTGCCATCTGTTGAAAAAATAACAGATACAATAAAAGGTTCAGGAATAATGGGAGAGCTTGATCTTCCAAGTTATGGACAGATAAGTTCAATGGAAACAGAAATTTCAATGAGAGTATCGGATGATAAATTTGCAACATTATCAGCTGCTAGTCAGCTTGAGTATAGATGGGTAACAGATGCATATGATACATCTACAGGGAAAGCTAGGATAATAGCAAATAAAGCATTTTTAACTGTTGCAAATAAAAAAGCTGATGAAGGTAAAATTGAATCAGGTGCTTCACAGGATGGAAGTCTGTCATTTGAAGTTATTGCATATAAGAGAATATGCGATGGAAAAGAAATCTTAAATATAGATAAACTTAATGGGATATATTCTATTAATGGCAAAAACATGTATAGTGATATATCACAATATTTATAAAATTAATTATAAAAACTAGGAAACTATTCCTGGTTTATTTATTTGGAGGTAATAATTATGGAAAATAATATAGAAATTATAGGAACTGGAACTTTAAAATTAAAAAGACCTATTTCAATTGATGGAAAAGAAACCAATGAAATTAAATATGATTTTGACAAATTAACAGGAATGGATATAGAAGAAGTCTTTAAAGAAGCAACACGAAGTGGCTATATGATAAGTGCATCTTATGAATTAGACCCTATAATTGGAGGCAGAATGTTTGCAAAAGCATCAGATTTAGATTTTTCAGATGTAAATAGATTAAAACTTAAGGATTATACGGAGGCTGCAAATATAGCTCGAGCTTTTTTTATACAAGACTCGGATGGAAACCAAGAAGAAAGCAATTAAAAGAAATAGTTGCTCAGATAACATTGGAAACATCTAATTCAAGAAAAGCCTGTTACTCAATGACTCTAATTGATTTATTTGATTATTATGATTCACTTGTTGATGAAAGTGAAAGAAGAAATCAAGAGTATAAAAAAGCTATGAGTAAAAAGGAGTGATGAAGTTTTGGCAAAAAATTTACTTACCAATGTGGTAATTGGTGGCCAGATAAATCCTACACTACAGAGAACTTTTTCAGCAGTTAACAAATATGCAAGTGGAACTATAAGCTCTATTAATAAAATTAATTCAAGAACAGCAGCTGTTTCAGGGTATGCTAGAAATCAATTGGACTCAGTAAGTAATAAGGTGAAAACTGTACTTGCTGCAAGTGCTCTTACTATGGGAGTTAAAAAAATAGGAAGTTCCATGCTTGAACAAGCATCAAGCATGGAACAATATAGAAATACATTAAATATTGTTATGAAAGACCAAAAAAAAGCAGGTGAAATTTTTTCATGGGCTACACAATATGCTAATAAAACTCCTTTTGAAACTGGAGAAATAGTTGATGCTACTGTAAAACTTCAGAGTTATGGTCTAGAGGCTCAAAAAGTATTGCCACTTGCAGGGGATATGGCTGGAGCTTGGGGAAAATCTATAGACCAAGCAGTTGAAGCTGTTGCAGATGCACAGACAGGAGAACTTGAACGACTTAAAGACTTTGGAATTACTAAAGATATGATAATAGCACAAGGAGCTAAAGATTTAGCAGGTATTGAACTCGTTAATAATAAAGGCCAAATTACAAATCAAAGAGCTTTTAACGCCGCAATGTTTTCTCTTATGAAAGAACGATATAATGGCGCTATGGAAATACAAGCTAAAACATTCAAAGGCTTAATGTCTACAACAAGCGGTATCATAAAAAATGGATTAGCTAAAATAGCAGGTATTTCTGATACAGGTGATATTGTTAAAGATTCCGCATTTTATAAAATTAAAGAGAAATTTGCATCAGTAACAGATTATTTGTTGCAGATGCAAGATAATGGATCATTTGATGTTATGGCAGAAAAATTCACATCATTTACTCAAAAAGTATGCGATGGAGTTGATAATGCAATTCCCAAAATACAAAGTGGATTTCAATATGTTCAAAACAATGGACCACAAATAAGAACAATAATTGATTATATTGCAAAGGCCTTTGTAGGATGGAAAGTAATTAGTGGAGTATCATCTGGAGTACAAGCAATACGATCCGTGTATAATTCGATTTGCATTTTAAAGGGCGGTATGGCTGCATTAAGGTTAGCAAAACTTAAAGATAAAGCTGATACTATATATTTAACTGCATTATATGCAAAAGATGCAGTGGTTAGAAAAGCATCAGCTGTTGCTACTGGAGTTCAAAGTACTGCACATAGAGTTCTTAATGCTTTGAAAATCAAAGAGGGATTACAAGCTGTAAAAAACTGTGCTATTTATGTAAAAGATGCAGCAGCAAGAGGAATATCTACAACAGCAACAGGTATTCAGACTGCAGCACAATGGGCATTGAATAGTGCTTTTTTAGCGTGTCCAATAACTTGGATAGTATTAGGTATAGCAGCTATTATAGCAATATTTGTTCTACTATGGAATAACTGTGAAGGTTTTAGAAATTTCTTTATAGGAATGTGGCAGAGTATTCAATCTGGAATACAGGCATTTGATTTATGGATTACTACAGCTATGACAACAGACTGGACTAATTCATTTGGGATTTTAGGTAATATTCTAAATGGATTTTTTTATACTGTTGGTACTGTATGGGAAAATATAAAACTAGCTTTTAATGGAGTAATAGATTTTATATCAAATGTATTTGCAGGAAATTGGTCAGGAGCATGGCAAAATATAATTCAAATTTTTACTGGAATATTTGGAAGTATTGGAGCTATAGCAAAAGCACCACTCAATGCAGTAATTAGTTTAATTAACACTGCTATAGGGGGAATTAATTCATTAAGTTTAGATATTCCTGACTGGGTACCACTTGTGGGAGGGCAACATTTTGGCCTTAGTATTCCACAACTTCCAATGCTTGCAAAAGGTGGAATTACAAATGGTGTAAGTATTGCAGGAGAAGCGGGTCCAGAAGCAGTAATACCACTTAAACGAAACAATCCTAGAAGTATTTCACTGTTAGAAAAGACAGCTTCAATAGTAAATCCTAACAATAGTGGTAATAATGGTAATGCACCTACATTTGTATTTTCACCAGTAATAAATGGAGAAGCATCATCGGAAACAGTTAATATATTAAAACAACAATATGAAGAATTTAAGGATATGGTAAATAAAATATTAGATGAAAGGGAGAGAGTTGAGTTTGCCTAGAGAATGTTATAGATATATAACCATAAATGGTGATACATTTGATAGAATTGCATTAGATTTTTATGGTGAAGAGAATTATAGCACATTTATAATGCAGCTTAATCCTACTCATATAAGAACTATAATTTTCGAAGCTGGCGTTGAATTAATAATACCAAAATTAAAAGTAAGTGATAAATCAACGTTGCCTCCATGGAAAAGGTAGGTGGTAATATGGATTTATACTATCAAGGAGTAAAACTAGATGTAGTTGTAGTAGATTATAAAATTGATGATAATATGGGGGGGAAATGCGATAGTGTATCGGTTATATTTTCAGATATAAAACATGAGTGTAGGACATGGGATTTTAAGAAGAATGACATTATTGAAATGATAGAGTATCCATTCTCAAGCGGAAAAATGTTTGTTGATGGTTACTCTTGTTCTAATGGATATTATTCAATAAAAGCACTATCAATAAAGAAAAAATTTAAAACAAAGAAATCAAAAGTATGGGAAAATGTAAGATTTTTAGATTTAGCAAAAGATCTGCTTAAAGATTGTGAATTAGATTTAGAAACTTATGGATTAAATGATTATTTGTATACACGAGTTGATCAATTAGAAGAAAATAATATTGAATTCTTGAATTATAGATGCAAACTTGAAGGATATAATCTTAAAATAACAGATGGGAAAGCAGTAATAGTAAGTGAAGAATTCCTAGAAAAGCAGGATACAGTTTTAACTGTTACTCCTGCTGATTTTAAAGATAAATATGAATTTGAATGTACTTCAAATAAAGTATTTGGAGGGTGTGAAATAAGTTCGTTTTCAAAAGAATTTATAAAGGGAAGCTATATTTATGATAATACACTAGAAGTTTTGAAAGTAAATGATATAGTTGTATATAATATCGAAGAAGCAAATAGATTTTCTAAAAATATTTTGAGATCCTATAACAAAAAAGAAACTACAGGATATTTCTATATTGAGAAAAATAATAATATAGCTGCAGGGAATAATATTAAAATTCAAGATTTGGCACTATTTAGTGGTAAATATATAATAGAAAATTTATATTCTGCTTCAAGTGGAAAAACTAAGTTAAAAGTCAGAAAAGTACTGGAGGGGTATTGATGTTTAGAAAAGGGTACATATCAGAATTGAAAGAATCTAGTGCTAGAGTGACATTCCCAGATTTAAATAATACTGTATCTGGGTGGTTAGCTATAAGTGAGTTTAAAGTAAAGTGTACAGAAAGTTGCAATAATACAAACTGTACTGCTACATTAGATTTAAAAATAGGATCAAGTGTGATTGTATGCCTTTATGATGGTATAAATTCAGGAATAATAATAGCAAAGGGAAGTGAAATTTAATGAGTTTAGGAGGGTTTGCTGAAAAAACTTTTGAAGTAAATAGCAATAAAATATACACATTTGATGATTATTCAAATAGCTTTGGAATAAGTGTTGAAGAGCAGGAAGTAGAAAATGACAGACCTTCAAACTACATTAAGGGATTAGATTTAGAAAAACCTAGCTTTACAATAGATTTAAGACAATCATCAAGTGTTGATGTTGAAACTGAATTAAAGGAGTGGAAAGAAATATGTTATTCCAAAACGCCACATATGCTTTTTATAGGCAATACTCCAGTATCTGATAATAAATATATTTTAGAAAAAGGTGATATTTCAGATTCATTAATAATTAACTCTGGGAAAATGATTAAATGCAAACTTAAATTGACATTTAGGGAACACGTACGATATGGTGCAAAAAAAGAAGAAGGTACATCATCTAAAACTAAGAAAAGTTCGAGCTCATCTAAAAAAAAGAAATCCTCATCAAGCTCTTCGGATAATACTATGTCTAGTGACGATGAAGCAAAAGTTTCAGCTTTAGAAAGCCAAATTTTTGGAGGATAATTATTATGGAATATGAAGTTTACTCAAATAAAAGTTATTTAAATTGGAATGCAAAAGGTGATGAAAGAATAATTCAAAATGTAAATACTATATTAAATACCTTTAAAGACGAAGTGCCTTATGATAGGCTTATGGGCAGAAATCCGGATAACTTAGATAAACCACTTGAAAAGGTGAAAAATAAAATAATAGAGGAAACATATGATTTAGTAAATACTTATGAAACAAGAGTTAAAGTAAAAGAAGTTAACATTGTATATGAAATTGATGATAACAATAATAAAATTCCAGTAATAAAGGTGGTGATAGAAATTGTACATTAATTTTGTTAATATTAATGCAGAAACTGTATATGAAGAAATAGTACGCAATATTGAATCTGATCTTGGAGAAAAACTTCATGAAGGTGATGAAAAAAAGCTATTTATAAAATCCTTGATGCCTATAATAATGGCATTAAAAAATGATATAAATGATACAGCAAACCAAAACTTTCTTGAGAATTCGAGAGAAGAAAAAACTGATGCTATAGCTAACAGTTATTTTGATACTAAGAGATTAAAACCAACTAAAGCATCGTGTTCTGGTAAAGCAGTATTATCAGAGGTTCAGAAAAAAGATATTCTTATTCCATCTGGAACTAAAATAACATCAGATGGAATAAGAATATTTGAAATAAAAGAAAATTATATAGTTAAAGCAGGCCAAAAGGAAGTTGATGTAAAACTTGTTTCAACATCTACTGGGGAAAAATATAATGGAATATTAGCTGGAAAGATAAATCATATTATTGATCCTATTGCATATGTTTCAGAAATTTATAATACTGAAATATCCAAGGAAGGATCTGATATTGAAGATGATAAATCATATAGAGAAAGAGCTAGGTTAGAAATGGAAAGTAAGAGTTGTGCTGGTCCGGAAGGAGCATATGAATACTACGCATATTCAGCAGACAACTCTATATCAGCAGTAAAAGTAGTATCTCCATCACCTGGAACAGTAAGAATATTAGTAGTTGTTGATAATGGAGAAAGCCCTTCAGATGAAATACTAAAAAAAGTATATGATGAGTGCTCTCCTAGAGATAGACGCCCACTTACAGATAAGGTTGAAACAGGAACTCCAGAAATAGTTGAATATGATATTGATTTAACATATTACTTAGATAAAAACTTTCCAACTTATGAAGGAAAATGGCGTAAAGCTATTGAAGGTGAAAACTTTGATTACGAAAGTGGAGCAATAAGGACATTTATTAACTGGCAACAAGAGGACATAGGTAGATCTATAAATGTTGAAGAGCTAAAGTTTCAGATATTAAATTCAGCAACTTATGAAGCGGATAATAGAACTTTATCTGGAGTAAGAAAATTGATTATAAATAGTCCAGGCTATGATAACATTGAAGAAATTCAATTAGCAAAGGTAAAAAATATTAATGTTACATATGGAGGAAAATTGTAATGGACTTAAATAAAATAGATTTATTAAGTTTGCAAACTTCATATATGCAAAAAGATAATTTTGTACAAGCTTTGTGTAAAGCACTTAATCCAGTATTTCAAAAATTAAGTGATAGCACAAGGCTTGTATTTATTTATGGGCGAATAGATGAACTAGAGGAAGAAGCTATTGATTCTCTCGCATGGCAATTTCATGTTGATTTTTATGACTATAGTTTATCTTTAGATCAAAAAAGAGAACTTGTTAAGAAGTCGATATATTTACACATGATAAAAGGGACTCCAAAAGCAGTAGAAGAGGCATGTACAACAGTCTTTGGTAAAACAAAGCTAAAAGAATGGTTTGAATATGGTGGGAAGCCTTATTTTTTTGGACTTGATGTTGATATAACAGAAGTTGGGGCATCTCCTGAAGAACTAAAAAAACTTGATATCTTAATTGATGTTTATAAAAATAAAAGATCATGGATAGATTATATTAATTTATTTATAGCTAGTAAAGGGGATATATATATTGGAGCATCTACTTTAATATCAGAAGAAATATCGGTTTTGCCATGGAATATTACTGAAATAAATGCAAAGTTTGATATTGAAATTAATGCTAGAAGTATAAGTAGCGAAATAATAGAAATTTATCCAAGGGAGGAATAATTAATGGCTGAATTAAAGGGCAGTAAATATTATACGGTAGTAACTGATATTGGTCAGGCTAAAATAGCAAATAGTATTTATAGCGGCAAAAAATTGGATCTTACTTTATTGAAGCTAGGTGATGGAAATGGTGCATTTTATAATCCTGATTCTAGTCAGACAGATGTAAAAAAAGAAGTATGGAGAGGTAATGTTGTAGATGTAGAAATTGATGCTGGTAATCCTAATTGGATTAATATATATACGGTAATAGCTCCAACCGATGGAGGATTTACTATAAGAGAAATGGCAGTTTTCGATTCTGATGGAGACATGATAGGAATATGTAATTGTGCAGAATCATATAAGCCTACATTAGATGAGGGAAGCGGAAAAGAAATAACTATGAAAATGACATTAGCTGTAGTAAATACGTCAGCTATAACATTAAAAATAGATCCAACAATAATTTATGCAAAAAGGAAAGATGTACTGGAATTACAGACAAAAGTAAATGAAATTACTAAGCAAATAAACAATTTAGAGAATGATAGTTATCCAATAGTAGAAGCAACAGGAGCAAATGCTTATATAGGAGCTAGTGCAAGAATAAAAGCAGTAGGAAAGGGTACAAGATGTACGCTATTTGTTGGAACAGCAAGTAATGGTAATTGTAGTTTAAATTTAAATAATTCTGGAGCAGTAGCCATTAAGGACAGTAATGGAAATGTAGTTACAAATATGAAAGCTAATATTCCTTATAATCTCTGTCATAATGGCTCGGATTTTATATTACAGGGTAAAGGGGGTGGTGGAAACTTAATCCCTAAATACTTATTAGCTGGTTATTATGGAGAAGGTGATAATGGACGTGTAGATGGTGCTATGGTTAATCGAGGTGCACCGACATCTAATTTAAATTGTGGAGGAGTTGTTAATTTACAGGAAGGTTATTATGCTGGTGGACAAATTATAGCTAATAGTTTAGCAAGTCAAACTGGTGGAGCTACAGCAGATGATACTAAAGTATTAAATGGATATAAGTACTGGAAAGATGGAGTACTTAGAACCGGTAATGCTACTATACAGAGTATGGGAGGTATAAATTACAGAGTAGGTACATTCACAGTCCCAAATTCAAAAAAAACTTGGATAAATTCCGAAGGAACTTCTATTAGTGCATATACCTTAACTATTGAAAATTTAGGATTTATACCTAAAAATGGTACAATATATGTGTTGAATATTACCACAAGCACTCCATTTTTAATGAGTATCGGGATACTTAGAGATGGTATATACTATTTGCAAAGACCATCCTCCACCCAAAAAGAATACTTTATAAAAATACCAAGTGAAAATAATCCAGATTTATCAATAAGTAGTTCTCTGTTAAGATTACCTGTTTATAGTTATGGAGATTTTAATTATTTCATAAGTGAATAACACAATAAGGAGGATAATTATGAATAAAATTTTAGCAGTATACAATAAAAAGAGTGGAGACTTACTATTTACCCAAAATGGGGTGCAAGAAGAATATGCTTGTTTAACTTCATTAGTTGCAGATACTAAAGAAGTTATAGGAGTTGATTTAAGCACTAATAGTTTCATTTTAGCAGATAGACAAGCAACTACAGAAGAAAAAGAGCAACTTAAGAGAGAATTAGAATCTAAGAATAAAGAATTAGAAAATACAAAGCATGAATTGTTAAAAACACAGGCTACCGTAGTTGATGTAACTTACAATAATTTATTAAAATAGAGAGGAAGATGTAAAATGACTAAAATTTTAGAAAACTTAATTAACAACAAATATTATTCAACAAAGGAAGAAGTAGAACAGAAGCTAAATGTATTCTTTGCATTTAACGTTCTTACTCAAGAAGAATATACAAAATTAATGCAGCTTGCAGAAGAAAAGTATAAAGAAACTACTACAGAAGAAACAGTTACAACAGAGTAGAGTGTAATCAAATAAAAAGTAATAAGAGCAAAGTTTAAGCACCAGTAGGTGTTTTTATTTTTGCTTAAAATAAGAGAGGAGACAAATAGTATGTTTAATAAAAAAGTATTTGAAGTCTATCTTAATCAAGAAGGGGAGGATTGTAATGTTCAAATAGAAATTAATACAAATATTGAAGCAGATGGATTAATTACAGAAATTGAATTGAAGCAAATAAAAGATATCACCTTCAATATATGTAAAAGAATAAATATTAAAAATGGGGATGATGAACTAAAATTACCTAGCAGACTTAATTAATATATAATAATTAACTTTAAAGCATTATAGAGTAAGGACGTGATATTATGTTAAAACCACCTATTTGTCGTATGGGAGGCAAAAGTAAATTAAGAAAAACAATAATTGAAATGATACCAGAACATACTTGTTATATTGAATTATTTTTTGGAGCAGGATGGGTATATTTTGGCAAGGAAAAAAGCAAAGTTGAAGTTATAAATGATATAGATAAGGAACTTATTAACTTATTTAAAATGATAAAATATCATTCTCCGGAAATAGAAAGACAATTAGAATATGAATTTTCTGGTAGAGATATTTTTGAAGAGTATAAACATTGCACAATTGAATACTTAACAGAAATTCATAGAGCTGTAAGATTTCTATATTTAATAACACAAAGCTTTGCAGGGCGTGGTGGAGTATATGGATATGGTACGAATACAAAACCATCACCACAAATTTTTTATAAAAATGTACTTGGAGATTTAAAAGAGAGATTAAGAAACACTTATGTTGAAAATTTATCTTTTGAAAAAATCATAGATAAATATGATCGTGAATATAGTTTTTTCTTTTGTGATCCTCCCTATTTAGAAACAACTGGGTATGGAAATACATTTGGAGAACACGAACATTTAATGTTAAGAGATAAACTTTCAAATATCAAGGGGAAATTTTTATTAACAATAAACGATCATGAGAACATAAGAGAATGGTATAAAGACTTTAACATAAAAGAGGTACAAGTTAATTATTCGGTTTCAAAAGAAACTAAGGGAAGAGGGAAATATAAAGAATTAATAATAACAAATTATTAAATGTATTTAAATTTAATAACCATAAAGTAAATTCTGAGACTTTTTATAGGTCTTTTTTTATTTATGAAAGTTCCAAACGTTTGGAAATATTAAAGAAAAGAGGTGTCAGATGGAGACAATAAGCGTTGCATTAATTTGCACAATTTTAGGTGTCACTATAACTTATTTATCATTTCAAAGAAATAAAAGCAACGATATTAGAGCAGAGACAAGAGAAGATGCAGAAACAAAAGCAAAGCTAGATTATATCAGCAAAGGTGTAGACGATATAAGATTAGATAATAAATCAAGAGATAGGCAAATTAATGAACTCGCAAAAGACTTAATAGAAGTTAAGCAGAGTGTAAAATCGGCACATCACAGAATAGACTCATTAGAAAAATAGAAAGAAGGAATTAAAAATGGAATTAACAAATCTTATTCAATTTATCCCAGAAAACTTATTAATATTAATTGTAGCAACTTATACTTTAGGAATATTCTTAAAGAAATTAGAAGGTGTTAAGGATAAGTATATTACTATATCACTTATGATATTCAGCATTACCTTTTCAGTTTTATTAAATTTAATTAATACAGAATACATGGTAATGTACAAAGCTATTGTTAATGCAGTACTTCAAGGCATTTTATGTTGGGGAGTTGCTGTAGGAGTTAACCAGACAACTAAGCAATTAAATAAAGAAGAATAATCATAGCAGCCTTATGGCTGTCTATTTTAATTTAAGGAGGATTTATTTATGGAAGATAAATTTATATTAGGAGCAATTGATTCACCAGTAGATTTAAGAGATTATGATTATAGCATGGTTTCATGTAGTTCAGACAATATTGATATTCCAAAAGAATTTATATTAGATTATGACTATCCAATTTTAAATCAAGGAACTGTTGGAAGTTGTGTTGCTCATGCACTAAGCTGTATGAAATCATATATAGATGGAACTAATACAGATAATATGTATAGTGTTGGATTTATTTATGCTAATAGGCAGGAAGATGACTTTCAAGGTACTGGAATGATTACTAGAGAAGCTTTTAAAAATATAGTAAAGTATGGAGATTGTACAAAAAAATCTTTTCCTGTTAATGAGGAATATCCAAGTATAGTAACTACATTAGAGAAGTATGGAAAAGATAAGCTGTTAGATGAAGCAGATGATCATAAGTCATTAGCATATATAAGACTAGACATCGAAAATATTAAAGAGTACCTATTTAAATATCAAAAGCCAGTTTTAATAACAGTAAGAGTATATGAAAATTTCTATGAAGCTAATATTAATGGTGGAATTATCCCTGAAGAACCTAATGGGAAAAAAAGAGGGGGCCATGCTCTGTTATGCATTGGATATAAAGAAGATACATTAATATTAATAAATAGCTGGGGAGATTATAATGGAGATAAAGGAAAATATTATTTAGATATAAATAGCTCTATTATTAAGGAACTATGGGTATTAGAAGATGAGAAAAATGTTAATAGACCATTAAAGAAAAAATATACTGTTGGGTGGAATAAAGATTCTAAAGGCTGGTGGTATAGTCCTGATGGTTTAACATATTATCAATCAGATTGGAAGCAGTTAAATGGTAATTGGTTCAGATTTGATTCTAAAGGGTATGCATATCAAAATTGTTGGTTCAAATATGAGAAAGATGGTAAGTGGTATTACTTTGATGATAATTGCTATATGGTATCTAACAAATGGATTCTTGATAATAATAAATGGTACAGATTAGGTCCAGATGGCGCTATGCTTATAGGATGGTTCCAGGATGCTGATGGATTATGGTATTACTTAGATATAGATAAAGGATATATGTATTCTAACTGTAGAATTCTTATAGATGGTAAGTATTATAGTTTTAATACTCATGGAGCTTGGGTAAAAGACGGAGATACAGTATCACATCTACTTATTAATAATACAAAGAAATTTGAGGGATTTTATTCATATTGGTATTATGGAGATGGTACTGCTACTATTGGATATGGTACAAGTACTGCTGGAAGTGTAGGGAAAAAATTAAAAGCCAAAGGGATAGAAACTTGTACTGAAAATCAAGCTTTTGAATGGCTAAAAGAAGAAATGCAGAATGGATGTCAGACACTTGTAAATTGGCTAAATGAGAATAATATTTCATTATCTCAAAATCAATTTGATGCATGCGCTGATGCTATTTATAACATGGGATTTACCAATTTTAAAAAGTTTGGTATATCAGATATAGTATTAGGAAATAAAGCTAATACATGGGATAACTGGAGAGTATGCATTACAGATATTAATGGTGTTAAGTATCAAGGACTAATAACTAGAAGGTGGAGTGAATTTAAGATGTATACAGAAGGTGACTATTCAGTTACACCATAATAATGTTATTTAAAAAAATTTAATTATGATATAATATGTAAGGCTAGATTGCACGAATATAGCTTTAACTTAAATAAGCCAGTAGGTTAGATTAATTTCTAGCTTACTGGCTTCTTTTTTGTTTTATATACAATATGGTATAATATGGACTAGAATGTAAAAATAAGGGGGGGTAACT